ACACAAATTACACCCTCCATGACAACAACACCACGAGCAAAAGGCTAGTCGCTCCTGCTCCGGCCTACCTTGAAACTCCACTGTCGCCCTATACCATGCTGGTGATAATACCCTGACCTTCTCCGGTACGGGCGGCGTCATGAGCACAGATCGCCGCCTTCCTTTGGCATCCTCCCTACCTCTCATCTGGATTATCTTTTAGGTAATTATATACTTTCACATATTGCCTATCCATCAGCCACCCGTAAGGACTGCCACCAAACTCCCTGTCCATCCGCTCCGCCGCCCCGATGATCGCCTTTCGGTTCCCGAACGAGAGCCACGAGGTGATAAACCCACTGACCTCCGCGTCCCGCCCGGAATACCGCCTTGGGAACTGGACGGGATCGCTGGCAATAAAGTCGGCGGTTTCGTATTTGTCCGCCATGCATTTCGGCATGTCTACAAATTTGTCATTCATTGTTTATCCCTTCATTTGTTCGCATGCCAATCTTTCAAGTTCCGGTGTAACGTTGGTATTCATTATGCCTTTCAAGCAAGGGCATTGTCGCCAGACTATATCATAAATCTTTGACAATTCAATCAAAGCCTCATTGTTTGATTCAACTGTCATAATCCAATTGTCCGGCGATATCTCTATCTCCCTGCATGGTATTTCTTTCTTGCCTTTTGGCATATATCCGTTCTGATAGTCTTTTACATTACATCTACCAAAATATCTTCCAGTGAGTATTCCGTTTTCGTCCGTCTCAAACAACCCTCCTATCCATCCTATCTTATGGATGTTCTCCGTCCACGTTCGAGTGGCGAATAAAAACTTTTTTACAGGAACTTTTGAAAATGCATCAACATCATGGATACTCCCGTCCGGCTCTTTGAATATCGAT